TGTCGCGTGTAGCACATCAACCGCCGTTTGGATAATGTGCCACAGAGCATCTGACATACTCGTTTCGTTCTCATCGCGGTTCCAATATTCAACAATGTGTTCCAATGCCTCCCGCGCCTCGTCTCGCTCGCGCATTGCCGTATTTAAGTATTGCTCTTGCACTTTGTAAAAACCACGCCGAAACTTTAAGTCCTCCCTCGCCTCGTCGCGCTCCCGCAAGATGCGCTCGTAGTGGTTCACCGTCATGGTAGCAATGTTTTCCGATTCACTGATAATACTCATAAAAAAATGCGCGTATCACGTCGCGCCCCGGTCACTGCGGTTTCAGGGAGCATGGGGGAATAAAAGCTGTTGAATGTAAATAGATCGCTCAGATATCGGCTTGCCAAACATTACCCTGCTCAGGGCATTACTCACCCAATCGGCCCGAACAAAAATCGACTCGCTGTAGTAAGTATGGTTCCGCTGCCGATCAATTTTGCAGGTCATCTCCCAATTATGTCTATTTCTCTCAGCTGCCATACGCAGTTGATGGAAAGGAACTAAAAATGGAATCTTGTAATCTGTTGGATCAAACCGATAAAGGATTAAATCTGTTTTTTTTCTGTAATCTATAGTCCAACCGACCTCGCCATTCGGGCATCTATTACATGGGCAAACCGACCATGTTTCAATGGCAAGTTCTGGAATGACTTCTCCAGATCGCGTCCTTGCTTTCCAGTATTTAGAGCATCCCTGTGTTCTAGTTTTGAGATCAATGTAAACCTCCCGACCACCTTTTATGGTTGCGATGTAATCAATCCCCGCACGGTCTTCTTGATCTTTTGCTGCCCGTACACTGACGCAGCCATCAAGCTTAATTTTGATTGTGTCAATATCGATTTCCTGCGCCTCTTTTGTCTTGGTGGCGTTAAGATATGTGTCAAAGCAATGTATCATTTTATTGGCCCTCCCCCCATGCTGTCCAACCGTCCCGATTGTGACGGCTAAACATTTCCAGAAACGGACCAGGCGAGCAGGATTCCACAAGGTCGTAAAACTCGACCGGCTTGGAGCTATGGCCATTAGGCCCGCGCGGGGCTGTGAATAGCGTGCCGACATCCTTGCGCTTGAGCGGTTGGCTCCCTTTCACTGCAAAAAGGATTTGCTCAGTCTGCCCGCGAAAATAGTTGCCCATTCCGAAGCTCGGCTTTGCCCAAGTGATTGCCGTAATATACCGGAATCCCCACGCTTGAATCAGGTCAAAGCCCTTCGGCAAGCTACGGTTTGTGATCCACATGTAAAGGTGGCAATCGTCATCTGCCAGCGTGCCGACAGGCAACGCCATCAGCTGCTCCTTGCTCATGGTGGCGTAGTCCGGCCTTGCGCGCCCCATCTGGTCTTGATCGCCCTCGTCACCCCAATCCCACGGCGGGTCAATGACGATGGTGGCAAACTTTGCCTCGGCTTTGATTATGTCCTCAGGGGCTTTCGCTTCTGATACTTTGGCGCGGTTTTCTTCTCGGCGGGCTTCGCGACGTTCTTCCTTTAGCTCGCGCTTAACCTGCAAGACAGGCGTGCGGTCTGCAATCGCCTGCTGGAGCTTAGGGTTGCTCGCGACTTCTTCGGCAAACTTACCGGCGCGCTTTACCGTGGCTTCGGAAACGCTGTGCTGGGTGGCGAGCTTCGCGGCTGTGTTGATTGGAATTGGGTCAACTTGATCTATTTCCGATTTGGTATGTTGATTACCCTTGTGTTGCCCAACGGCCTTCTTCGTCCTGTTATACCTTCTCCCCAACGCGAGCTTGAACGCATCCGGCGAAAGGTTTCGACGGCCCAACTGGTTAGCATCCATCCAGTCCATCGCGGCATCTCGGCCCTCAAACACCATCTCCACCGTCTCAAACGGCAGGCCGTGCCGGGTGCAAATCTCGTGGCGGTTGTGGCCGTCAATTAAGATGCCGCCCCAAACCACGAGCGGATCGCGGCAACCGTCTTGCAGGATGTTTTCTTCCAACTGCCGCAACTCATCCGCCGCGAGCGGCGGAATGAGTGCTTTAAATTCAGAATCGATAATAATTTCCATTGGATTAAAAAGGTATGGAATCATCATCCACGAATTTGCGGATCGTGCCAGCCTTGGCTTTGGCAGTCGCCGGTTCCTTCGCTTCAATCCAACGCTCGATCGTGTTGAATCGCATGCTCGGATTTGTGCTGCCGGGTTCTTCTCCAAGAATAACCCATGCGGACATGCCCACGAAGTCCTCGGCCTCGATGCTAACGTCTTCGCCTGGGACAACGGCCTGCCCGAGTGCTTGTCGCACTTGGTCAATCTTCCACGCAGCCTTGGCCGTGAAGGTCAGGTGCTCTGCGATCTCCGGCCCGTCTGTTCCGTCTGCTAGTTTGACGCGGCATGTCAGCTTGATCATGGGGTTTCCAGCTTGGCTGTTTTTCTCAATTCCCTTTGTGATTTCGACTTGGTATTTGCCCGGCTCAACGAAATAAGTCTCGCGGGGTTCTGATTGTGTGTAGGTTGGCATATGTATTTTGTATTGATGTTGGTTTTGTGTGTTTTGGGGGTGATTGCTTGGCCTTTCCTTAGCCTTTACTTGGCCTTTACTTGTCGGAGTGTAGTGATCGGTGCGCCTGCTTTAATTGCCGACTCGTCAACCTCCACGCCGCCGGCTGCGCAAAACTCGCGGAATTTTAGTCCGGTCATTTTGCCGCCGAGAGCGAGGATGAGTGTTTCCTTAGAGACATTTTCGGACGCCTTGGCGATGGCGTCGGCTTCGACGTATTCGCGGCCTGCGCTTGTCGAGACCTTCCAGCCGGGGATTTCGTCTCCGGCAGCGAGTCGTTCCTTCAGCGCGTCCACGAGCGGTTCAGCAATCTCCTTTTCGAAGAATTTGAACCGCTTTGCAAAGTCCGCCAACTTCAGCGGGTCGGCAAGTATGCGGTCTTTGATGATGGTGAGCGTGTCCTTGTTTGTCGCGTCCACGTCTGCGAGTGCGGCCTTGCTTTGCAATACAAGCGCGCTGCACTTGTCTTTGTTAGCGCACCAGTTGCAATACTCGCAAGGCGTCGGGCGAGCGAACGTCGACGTTGCTGCCAAGATCCACCGCTGAGTAGTGGCCTCGGCCTCTTCGCGGGTGAAGTCATAGGACCGCACGAGCTGTTGATCGACATAGACCACATGGCCCGTCCACGACTCGGCGAAGTTGTCCTCCATGCAAGCCAACGCGTAGGCCGCGAGCTGCTCGCGATAGTTGCGCACTTGGCCGGTCTTGATGTCCGCAACCCATCGCGCACGCTTGCAAATTGCATCCGCCGTGCCGAGTTTGGAAAGCCCTGGCACCGCCATCGCAAGGTATTCCTCGCGTGTTTCGACGCGCTCGCCGCCGCTTAGTGAGCGCAAGGTCTTAATGCCCCACCGTGCGGATGCTTGATCTTCCACGGCGAGTTGTTCGGTCGGTTCGATGTCTCCATTCATCGCCATGCGGATTGCATAGTCGATTGCCGTCCCGCGCTCGGCAGCCGCCGAGGCACCGGATGCGCCGACGAACACCGGACATTCTGCAAGCTTGGGAGCCATGCTCGGCGTGAGTTCCTTCACGCCCCCTCCTTCGCTTCGAGAGCCTTTGCAATCAATGCCTCGGGGCGAGCCACGATATTTGCGCGGAGTTTCTCCGAGACATCCCGCCAAGTTTGACCTGGCTCAATGGATTTGTTCGCGATCAAAAAGGCGTTCACCGCATCCTCGTTTTCCGCCAACATCTCAAATGCTCGCACATGATCGGCACCGACTACAACCGCCGCCGGTTCGGATTTTGCTTTTGGCTTTGCCGAAGCGAATAAATGCGCGACCGAACCCCACTCCATCGGAAGTTCTTCGGATAGGCCGCTGCGAGTCTTGGCGTCGTATGCTGCGCTGTGTGTTGTCAGGATGATGCGTTGCTTGCCGCCTGTGCCTTTGGCCTTGCCGTTTTCGCTTTCGACTACCTTTGTCTTGAATCGGAAAAACCAAAGCTCATCCGCCCATTCCTTAACGAGCGGCGATGACTGCTTGCTCATCTTCAGTTCGTAGCGGTCATAAGCCGTCATTAAGTCCGGCGGCTCAACCCGCTGAACCTTGCTGTGAGCGAGCAGGACAACGTGCTTGCCAATAGCGATCAGCGAATCCAGCGCGGTGAGCAGTCGGCTCATACGCTCGGCAACTTGCACCCAGCCCTTGCCGTAGCCGAAGTCCTCAATGCTGCTTTTCTTTGTGCTGGCGAGTAGGTCTTCTACGCATAGGCGCTCTGCCCAGTCTGCCGAGTCAATGACAACGGTCTGATAGTCGCTGGCTGCGACTTCCTTCAGCGCGCCGTTAAGTTCAGCCCAGCTGTTAATCTCGCATCGGTCGGTGTCCAAGTGCGCTGTGCCGCCTTCGATGTCGAGAAACAATGGATTCGGGAATTGCGCGGCGAAGGTTGTCTTGCCGACGCTCTCGACTCCATAAATGACGACCCGCTGTGGCCTTGTCTGTTTGCCTTTTGTGATTTTCATTTTTTCCAGATTTCCACTGATTGTTGATTTTCTCCGACAAATACGATGTCCGTATTTGCGCGCTTCATGTCTGCAAGGATGTTGTCTAGCATCCACTGTTCCCCCGGCAGCTTGTATGCCGTGGTGAGCGGACGGTAGCCGTCCGATTTTGCCTGCTGTTTTAGTGTTAGGTTCATGTCTTTGGGTTTCTATTTGTTGTTAGCAGCGTAAACGGCCACTGCCAGTGCCGCCCAAGTATGGGATTTAATGCCGTAGGTTGGCCCCGGCTTGGCCCTTGTTCCCTGCGGCCCGATGAGATCGAGTAAGGCTTGGCGAATGTTCGCGTCCTTGGCTCGCATGGTTCCGCAGAGAAAAAGCTTGATGTCTTTTCGATAGCATAGGGTTGGTTCAACTCTTGCAATTTCCGTGAAGCGCCCGATCCATACGCATGTCTCAAATGTAGATGCCCCGACCGCCATGCCGTAGGATGCGATCATTTCGATTGCCACGGCGTCGTATTCGCGTCCGATGAGCACTTGCCGCATTTCGGGGTTTGAGATCCATCCGTGGTCGAGAATTACTTCGTCACGATATTGGACAAAAGCGCTCTGCGTTGTTCCAGGATCGATTGCGAGAATGGTTTTCATTTGTCCTTCTTCTCAAGCCGCCCTGCCTCGCGTCCGATGTAGTAGCAGGCCACGCATGAGCCGAGAGTTATGACTGCGATAGATAAGGCGAGCG